TCCCGAGGGCATTGCGGCGACCTCCACCTATTACTCCGGCAGCGGCATCGTGACCAAGTTCGACATCAGCGCCGCGTTCGACGGAATGGTCGAGGGCTCGATCAGCATCGAGGGCAACGGCGCGCTGTCCACTTTGACGGTCTGAGGTGAAGGATGGACGCAATTGACCTAGTTCGCGAACACTTCGCTTCCCTCGGGACCAAAAAAATTGAGGTGCCCGAGTGGAAGCTGACGATCCACGCCACGCCCGTCACGCTCGCTGAGAAGGCGCGCCTCTACAAGAAGAGCCGCGAGAGTGATATGGAGCTGCTCGTCGACATCCTTCTGATGAAGGCGACGAGCGAGGACGGGAAGAAGCTCTTCACCATCGAGGACAAAGCGACGCTGCTCAACCGCGCGGACTCTAACGTCCTCGCGCGAGTGGCGAACGCGATCCTAGCAGACGATGCGCCGAAGGCTGAAGAGCTAAAAAACTAGCCGGCGGCGAGGCTGGTGCCGACCTCCTCGCCGTCTATGCGCTCGCGGATCGTCTCGGCAAGTTCGCTTACGAAGTCCTCCAGATGCCAGCCCACGAAATGAATGGCTGGATTGCCTACCTAAACCACCAGCAGCGAACCCAACACCGCAATGGCTAGCGCAACCTTTACCCTACGGGCCGTCGACGCGACGCGGGCTGCGTTCGCCTCGGTGCAAAATTCGCTGACTCGGCTGGAGAACCAGACCAAGAGCATCGCGAAGATCACAAAGCTCGCATTCGGCGGCGAGGCTGTCCTCGGCACTCTGAATATGATGAAGCAGCGACTGGATAAAGTCGCTATGGCGGGAGACGAGATGGGCTTCAGCGATGAGCAAATAGCGAGCGCCATCAGGATGGAGCGGGCGGTCGAGGGTACGCTGAATTTCCTGACGCAGATACCTATCGCTCTTGGTCAGGTTGGCATCAACATCGCAAACGCGCTTGGCCCGCAGAACCTCAAGTCAGTTGAGGACACGATTCGCGACTTCAAGCTGGAGAAGTCCAAGAAGGACATTGACGCCACGATTCAAGCCATCGGGAAGCTCCAGCTGCAATTTGAGCAGCTATCATTGACCGAGGGCCAGGCGCTTGATCTTCGTCGGCAGCAGGCGCTTTCGTTGCTGGATGAGGCCGCGCAGATGATGAGCGCTAAGCCGGTCCAAGCGCTGCAAAAGCAGGCCGAGGCCATCACGCTGCTCAATGAATCGAAGCGCGGATCGCTTGCGCTGGATAAGGAAATCGCCGATGCCCAACGTGAACTCGCAAAGGTACTTCCCACAGCGAATGTCGTTGGTCTTTCTCAACAGGAATTAATCGACGGGCTAAGTGAGCGTTACAGGCGGCTCGTAATTGATATTACCGATCTTAATGTTCAGCTCGCTGCTTTCCGCGAAATCGGAAGGCCAATAGGAGAAGTTCAAGAGAAGCTTCTTGCCAAGATTAAGGATCAGGCCGTTGTTTCCGCGCAGCTGAACAAGCTCCTTGAGGAACAAGGCAAGATCGCGCTTGAGGCCGGCCAGATCACGGCAGGCGCCTTCGAGAACGCGATCCTATCTGGTGAGAAGCTTCGTGACACGATCAAGGCGCTCGCTCGCGATCTGCTCACGCTGCTCTTCCGGCAACAGATCACCGAGCCGCTCGCGAAGGGCATCGGCTCCTTCTTCAAGACGCTTCCCTTCTTCGCCAACGGCGGACCCATCACCGGAGGCCAGCCGGCAATCGTCGGCGAGCGCGGGCCGGAGCTCTTCGTCCCTGGCACCTCGGGCCGCATCATCTCGAACTCCGCGATGAAGTCGAACGGAGGAACGCCGCTGGCTTCTGGCGTCACGGTCAACTACAACATCGCCGCAGGCGTCACCCGCGCCGAGCTCGTGCCGATCCTTGAGACCGAGCGCAAGCGGCTCAAGGCCGAGATTCCCGATATGGTGCGCCGCGGTGGCGCCTACCGCGCAGCGTTCGCCTAAGCTATGGCAATTACCTACCCACTCACGCCGCCGTCGCCGTTCCGCATCTCGAAGCTGACGCTTTCTGGGATGAGCGCGACCTCGCGCAACGTCTCGCCGTTCACGTTTCAAACGCAGCAATACAACTGGCCGGGGCAGGCGTGGATGGGCTCGGTCGAGTGTCCGCCGATGACGCGCGCCAATGCCGAGGCCGTGATCGGATTCCTGCTGGCGGCACAGCGCGGAACGTTCTACTTCCAAGACTACGCCAACACGTCGCCGCGGGGCAACGTGACCGGCACGCTGACTGTGAGCAGCGCGACCGCCAACACGTCGACGCTCGGCATCTCCGGCGCGACCGGCACCTTCGCGGTTGGCGACTGGCTCCAGATCGGCACGTCGCTTTACAAGGTCGTCCAGGTCAACTCGTCGAGCAGCGTCGACCTATTCCCGGTGCTGCGCTCAAGCTACACGGGCGGCACCTCGATCACTTACACCAACGCGAAGGGCGTCTTCCGGCTGGCCGAGTCGCGCACCGAGTGGTCGATCGAGCTCGCGAGCATTTACGGCATCACCTTCTCGATCGCGGAGGACGTCGCGCAATGAGCATAACAACCGCAGGCCGCACGCTCTCGGCCGATATGGTGACGGAGGTGACGACGGTGCAGCTGGCGCCGGTCATCCTTGTCTCGCTTAGTTTCCCTTCGGCTTACACGCGCCTATGGACCGGCTACGGGACGCTGACTTACGCCGGCGTTCCCTACCTCGGCATCGGCACCTTTGGCAGCATCTCGCCGATTGAGGAAACTACTGACCTCGCGGCGCGCGGCATCTCGATGCGGCTCTCGGGCGTTCCCACCGCGAACATTGCGCTTGCGCTGACGGAGGACTATCAAGGCCGCGATTGCACCGTTCTCTTCGGAGCGCTCTCGCCTACCGCCGGCACGCTGATCTCGTCGCCGGTGACGGTATTCCAGGGGCGGATGGACGTGATGCAGATCTCGGACGACGGCCAGTCCGCGGACATCACGATGACGGCCGAGAATCGGCTCGTCGACTTCAAGCGGCCGCGCGAGGTGCGCTACACGCACGAAGAGCAGACCGCGCTTTTCCCAGGCGACCTCGGGCTGGAGTTCGTGACCGCGATCCAGGAAAAGGCCATTTACTGGGGCAACCCGAACCAGACGCAGCAAACGAACTGGAACGGCGGCGACAAGACCGGACCGACCGGCTACGAATGAAGGCTGCCGACATTCCCGCGGAGCTTGCGCGCTTCATCGAGGAGCGGCGCAGCCAGCCGTTCGCGTGGGGCGCGAATGACTGCTGCCTCTTCGCCGCCGACTGGGTCGCGCGGGCAACGGGCCGAGATCCCGCGGCGCACTATCGCGGCACCTACTCAAGCGGCATCGGAGCGCAGCGCATCATCGACAAGGCCGGTGGGATTCTGGAGCTGGCGCGCGAGCTAGGGCTTGAGCCGACGCAGATCGGCCTTGCTCGCCGCGGTGACGTGATTGCCCGCGACGTGGGCAACGGCATCGGGCTGGGCGTCTGCTTGGGCAGCGTTGCAGCCTTTGTGGGCCGCGATGGGCTGGAGTTCCTCGACCTCAACGGCGCCGCCTGCTGGCGCCTCTAACTATGCCGCAAGTCGCCGTCGTCGTCTGGATCGCTTTGATGGATGTGGGGCTGAGTGTCGCCGCGGCCAACGCGGTGATGTTCGTGCTCAAGTTCATCGCGACGACCGCTGCCTCGATGGCGGCCTCGAAGCTGCTTGCGCCGAAGGCTCCGAGCTACTCCGACCCGTCGCTCACCGACCGCTCGCAGATGATCCGCTCGCCAATTGCGGCGCGGCAGATCGTTTACGGCCAGACGAAGACCTCGGGCGTAATCGTCTACATCTCGACGACCGGAACTAAGAACGAGTATCTGCACCTCGTCGTCGCGATGGCCGGTCACGAGGTCGAGGAGATCGGCGACGTCTACTTCAACGATGAGCTCGCGCTGACGGGCGCGGGCAGCGCTGCCCAGGGCCGCTTCACGGGCTACGCCGAAATCTACAAGAAGCTTGGATCCGACACGCAGACGGTCGAGACGAACCTCCAGA